GAAGGTTTACCACTCCTAGTTCTCCACTTTTGTTTTGTCCACTTCACTAAGCTCTTCTGAGGTGATTTCATGACGTATAGCCTCCTCCAGCCGCTTTGTACTTTCTAGCAAGGAGTTGAGCCTTTCTCGCTGACCATTGTCCTGGCCGACCTCCCTTATCAGACGCTTTAATTTGTTCAAATAGTTTCTTACGGAGTCCAGGTTTTGTGTAGTTACCACTCTCATTCACTTTACTCTTTTTTGCTAATGGACCTTTCATGTTATTCTCCAGAAGATAATGGGCTTTCTCTACCCCTAGCAGCCCTGACTAGGCGAGGACAACGGTAGAAAGGAAAGGGAACTAGTCCCTATTATTGTAGAGTGAGCTTTTGTAGCTCTTCCTCTAATTCTTCATCTGTTAGGTCTGCAGCATCAATGTTTGTTTGTGTTACATCCTGACGAGATAGTTTAGGTGCTTGGTACTCAGCTAATATTGAAGCTACTTTTACAATATTGTCTGTGTCGTTATCTTCCATAGCTTGTACCAAGACATACTTTAAGGCTTCTAAAGCATCTGGTGCTTCATCACCTAATTCTTTCATAGCTACTATTGTTTGTTTAGCTAGTTCTTTTTTCTCTTTATTTTTCCTGCGAACCTCTAATCCACGCAGACGATATTCGTTAGCCATTTCAGTAGAGGTTATGCTTTTAAGATTTTCTGAGCCTGGATGAGGCTTTTCACTTATAGCCATTGTGTACTATCCTCCTGGATTTGGCCTATTCGGTCTCTCCAAGAAACCGTATCATCCGTTAATCGATGTTGGTGTGTTCTATATGCTTCAAGACTAATAGCTAATGCCATAACAGTATCGTCATAGTTTCCTGGAAGTGCATTAGTAGCACCCTTTTCATCTGCTACATAGGTCTTCAACTCACCAAGAATAATATCACTTGGAATAGCAACGTCATAGTCTTCGATAGCTCTTTTCAAGTTACCTATTATCATAGGTTTAGTTGAGACGGTAGTTCTGAATCCAGGCTTACTTCCCTCTTCATTCGAAAGGTTAGCCGACTTAGTCTGATAGTATAGGTTAACATAATTCATTTGTTTTAGTCTGTTTAAAGTAGCAATCCCCAGGGAGTTACTTTCAACAGCTAGTAATGCATTATTATAGTATCTTCCCAAATAGAAAAGAAGATCTCCAAACATTGAAGGATCTACATGATTGTCTCTAAAGAGAGCACATACTTCCCTATTAGTATTAAATACAACTGCTGTGCTGTAGTCTTGACCTACGCCAAGTGATACATCAGCACCTATTATAAACTTTTCTGAAAAGGAAGGAGGTGTCCATATTTCCAGATGCCCCTCTCTATTATCTTCGAAGTAGCTACTGATCTCATCAAATACTCTGATGTAGCTCGGTGCTTGTGGTTCGTAGTTAAGTAAACACTCTTGATCAAATACAGTGTTCCCAGAAACTAAGAAAGCTTCTTCAGGACTTGCAGGGTACTCTTGCTTAAACTTATTTTCCCCACTCTCACCTATTTTTAGCCTACGCCAGTACAACTGATCGTTATCTAAGTCGTATTTTTCTACTAGTTCTTCTTCTTCTAAGGTGAGTTCAAATCCTTCAGGTGCAGGTCTGCGGTATTCATTTGTAATAAACCATGGGAGGAAGATAGGGATATACTCATTCTCACCTTTCATAGCACCTTGATATAGCCTATAAAACTCTCCTGAAGCACCATTAGCGGTAGACTCTAGTATTACCTCCGTTCCTTCTTCCTGACTGATTCCTTGAAATAGCCCAGCCAGTATCTGCTCATCGAATTGCCAGAAAGCCACTTCTGATAAGTGAGCGAGTGTTGGCGTAGTGCCTCGTCCTGCTTCTTTCGAACCAGCTGTGTAGAGACGATAGCCCGACTTGTTATGTTCAAATAAAATCTCCTTAGCGTTACTCTTTTGTAGCGCAGGGGGTTCTTCCATATTGTCAATAATATTTCTAGACATATTAAAGAGAGCATCCGATGTCGCACTATCATGCGCCATAACGACAGATCTTGTGTAGGGCGTGTAGAATGTCTTCCAGAAAACTCTTCCAGCACAGTAGGTAGATATACCTTGTTGCCTTGCTTTTAAGACAATAGCTCTCACTTTACCTGTAGTCTTGCGTTGCTCTTCAATTTGCTTGTTAATAGCTCGTTGTGCATCATTGAACTCGAATGGAACAAAGCCTTGAGAAGCGTTCTTAGTGATGATCCTAATCTGTTCTTTAGCGAAAAGTTCGAAGTCATCTATATACTTTTGTTTACGTTCTCTCTTTGCTCGTTCCTTCAATAGTTCCAGTTTGTGCCTATTTGATGTCATTTTTAGTGTCCTCTAAAAATTTTCCTATAAGGGTGTGTTTAAGTCTTTGTCTATGAATAAAAAAGATGTGGCGGGGTGTGGGGTACCCCCGTTTGGGTTTGTGTCCCCCTGTCCCCTGTGGCTGTCCTCGTGGCTGCGCGGTTCTCCTCCCTGCTGCGCGGCCTCGTGGGTTGCTGCTGGCTTCCCTCTTTCTGCTTGCGGATGGTCTGCTTGTGGTTGGCAATTCTGCCTTAATCTCTGCGATGGAGGTTCTTATGGAACAGATTGTAGAACAGTTGAAAGCTCGTCGCGAGCACAACCGTAAGATGCTTGACATCTGTGTGGTTGCGCTTGGGATTCGCTACGAAGAAGAAGTTATGGCGCAAGTCAAAGCTTTCTCTTTAGAAGCACAAGCTTGCAACGAAGCACTTCGTGCTCTTCTCGGTGATTACTGGGAAATAATGGAAGAGGAAGGGGCTTAGGCTCCTTCTTTTTTTTAGGGCAATCCTGCCTCAACCTTTTCCAAAGGAGGTTCCCATGGAACAGGAAAAGAAAACAGTGAACTGGCTCCTGTCTGAGCTAGAAAGCCTCGAGCATGAGTCTGCGGAGCTTGAATACGCTTTGCACACCTTGCTTGAAAAGTCAAAGCGGTACAACGTTGCTTTAGAAGCGTTGACTGGCATGTGCTATGATGAGCATGTGCATAAGGACTTGTTCAAGGCTATGGAAGACAAAGAAAGGGAAGGGGCTTAGGCTCCTTCTTTCCTCCCTTCGTTGGGTGGATTTGTGGCTGTTCTCGTGGTGGCTGGGCCTCCTCCCTCCCAGTCTCCTCGTGAGTAGCCGTTGTTGGTTGCTCTTCGGGCGTTCTTGCCCACAACTCTAATGTCTCTTGAAAGGAGATTACTATGTCTTATGGTTCTAAACTTGCTGTTGTTGCTCAAGATCAGGCTCTTGCTTCTGCTTCTTTCGTGCCTTCTGCGGTGGTTCTCGGTAATCAGCGGTCTTCCAGTCTCGTCTGGCGGTCTCGTCTTGGTGCTGTGGTTCTGTCTTCTGGTGCGATCTCGCCTGATGGTAGTGTTCTTACCGTCTTTCTTGAGGATGGTTCGTCCTACCGTTGCTTGGCGGCTGCCTTCGGTGGTTCATTCCCTATCGAGCTTCTCGATGCGGTTCGTTCGGCTGTAGAGTTTCAGCTTCCTGTGTTCTTGTGTGTTGCGGTTGGTCGTTCGGGTAATGCGGCTCCAGGTTACTTCTGTGGTCTGTCGTCTCAGTTACCTACGGCTACCGTTCCAACAGCTGGTTCCGTTAACTGGTAATCAATAACATTGGTGATCCCATCCTAGTGGTGGGATTGCCCTTGTGAGTGCATCAATAGGTGTATTCTCAAGGTCAATCCTGGCCTAAACCAACCATAAGGAGGTAAACATGTGGTATGGTAACATTACAAATGAAGCTGCAATGGAAGCTGAACGGCTTGCCAATCAAATAGAACATGATAAGCGTAAAGCTCGAATTGCTAAATGGGTAGCTGATGCTGCATTCAAGAAAGCTAAAGAGCAGCTTGCATTCCGTAAACTTGTATTAAAGGAAAGCAATCATGGGAAAGCCCTGTGATCGATGTGATAAACCTTCAGTAGTCACCAACTATAGTACTTGGTGGCTATGTGCAATCTGTTGGCTAAAGGAGAATGTAAAATGAAAGCCATAGATATTACCGACATGTCTAACCGACAAATCGAAGAGCTTGTACAAACTGCATTAGTAGAACTACAAGATCGGCGATATCGAATCTACGATGATGCTATTACTCATGGTCTCTACGTAGGCGAAATCGAAGAGAAATACCGTGACGGGTATATAGACTATCTCGCAGAATGTGCTGGTCCTGGTGAGTCTCCAGCGGCACTAGAAATACTTCACGAGTGGCATGCTCAAGAAGAAATCAAGCAATCACGCAAAACAACAGGAGCGTAAGATGAACATAGAGAAAGAAATCAAAGATCTGGTAGAAATACTAGATGATGCATTCGATGGTGCATTCGAGGAATGGTCTATGAACTTCACCGAGAGACAATACAATGACTTTGTGGGTATTCACGGTGCTACAGAGTCTTCTTCGTTTATGTTTAGTGCCATTGAGGGTGCTATTCTAGAGGAAGCATTAAAGAGAATCAGAGAAAGACAAGAGAAATAGGTCCATTCTGGGATTACTTAGTGTAAAACCTAGAGTTTACGTGGGGTAATCCTGAATACTTTGTCTTCGAATGTGTGTAATGATGAACCCCAACAGAACTCTAAATCCTAAAAACGACCTTTTAGGGGGAGGCTAATATCCCCTTAAAGGAATACCCTAAAGTAACCTATAGTGCAACATAGAAAGGAAGCACAATGGCTAAAATACAACTACGATCACTATCAACAGGACTACACCCAATAGCCCAGAAGTCAGTAGCTAAGAAACACCTTAACCTACTACTCTCGAAGTTACCCGAAGATAGCACTGCATATGTAGCTGGAGGTGCGCCTAGAGACTGGCATCATGGCTGGGGTTGTAGAGATATAGATATCTTCTTCTCAGTACCTGAAAACTTCAGAGTTCATGTAACAAACGAACTAGACAATGAGTATAGTAAACTAAATGAAGACTACAGCAACTATGGTTATGGTGTCGAAGGTCATGGTATCATTCACAGTGTACATGAGTATGATGCCACTAAGTACTCACCTAGAGCCAAGAGTACTAGCCATACTAAAGTGCAACTGATACAAACTAAGAAAGATGCACTTGAAGTAATCCAAAAGTTCCCTATCAGCTTATCCCGAATATGGATGGATAAAGAAGGCGATATAGAATGTGATTTCTTCTATGCCAACTCATATAATAGTCGAATAATCAACGAACTGAATGAGACGCATGGATGGAACTACACATATCTAAATAAGATACTAGGTAGATTTCATATGTATGCGTTCTCACCAATGCGATATAACGGTAGTCGTCCTGCAAAAGATAGACTTGATATCGGATTCTAAGAC